TGCAAATATACACAATAATAATAAGAACATCAGAATGAAATTTGAAATAGGCTTTCCCACTGTTGCCCGATAGCACTAATGAGTGCTCTAACTTAGACCTGAATTAAGCTACTCTGCTGCCCTGCCCATCCCCCCAACCCCAGCCTTAAATAATTTCCACCCTAATTAACCCCTCTCAATCTATTTCACAACTCAATGCTTCTCGATTGATTTTGTTATCACTTGGTCTTCCTGATGCTCATTAGAGAAAGACCAGCAGAAGCAGCTTTTAATGACTTTATTATTAATGCTAGACCAATTAAGATGATTATAGATAGAAAGACAAATAATAGTATGTTCCCAATCAGTTTCAATGGACCACCTACCCAATCTGTTAGACCACTCAACCATGAGAAGAAGTTCCATCCAGATGTTTTGGCATTGATTATAGTTGATGTCATGCCTGATTTGTTCCTAAAATCAAATGGATTTTCCCCAATTAGAATCCCCTGAATTGTGATTCTCTTAGGCTCAGACCCACAGGTGTATTCAAGATGCTCAGAAACGGAAGGTTGAGAAAAATGAATGACTTGACAGTAGTCATGGCTCCCATCTTGGACATGGAAAGATAGCATTATGGTATTGTCTGAGTTGTACGCCTGATAAGTTCCGTCAGTCTCGGACTTCACTCTGATACAGACCTTCGCACCCTCATTACATGAGTAGCACCCCGTAATATTAACAAAGCTAGACTCACACTCAGAATTGTCTAACTCGAATTCAACTTCCAGGTCATCAAAATTTAATGTGAGTAAGGCCTCTATCCTGGACCCACTAAAGGCTTGAATGGATTTTCTGTCTTTAGAAGGAGAGAAAGTCTTCCCACCTCTGGTCTGTGGAAGTGAGCCCTTCTTGAACATACTAAATGGATCCATCATGGTTGTGTAGCACTCAACCTTATCTGTCATTGGCTTGTATTTGATTAATCCAGGAGCTACTTTGCATGTCGAATGTGCAGAAATTGCAGCAGCTTCTGATCCGCACCTCACCTCTCCAATGAAACCCAGCCTTGGAACTTGAGAAAGTTCTTCATCAATTAGAGCAAATCCTGTTCCAGGACTACTCATAAATGAGTAGCTGTTAGTTCCAGATATACTTTCTGCATCCAAGCTTAAAGATAATGTTCCCCAACTTGCAAAATGGGTGTTCAGATTTCCCAGAGTGACTACTTCTGGATCCCCTTTAATTGCCTTAATCTCAAATGTCACTTTGTGCACCCAGTCAACACAATTAAAGACCCTAAGAGCCTCCTTCCTAGTTGTAGTGAGATAGGAGTGAACAAACAGACATGAAGGATTGACATTGAAACAATCACAGCCAAAGCCTCCACATTGCTCAAAACATTTATTTTCTTGAATTGTGGACTTATTTCCTGCGTTCTTGAACTCTGCTGAGAGTCTGTTGTCAGTCCATTCTTGACATGTAGTCCCTTTACATTCTGCAACTAAGTGACACCTCCGAGAGCTCATGCATCTGGGTGTATACAGTGAGGTCCAGAACGACTGCCCTTCTCTGCATGTTAGTTCACTTGATATAGTTTTGATACTCAACACCTTCCTATCCAGATCAGAATGCCCTTTAAATGTCAAGCAACTCTCTGATCCTATTGTCCCAGCCCTAATGTTGACTGTTCCAGTGTAATGGCACAATCTCTTCTTTGACACTGTCTCGCACCTAGTCATCTTTGAACTGCTAATGAAATTTTCTGAGCAAGATAGAGCCAGTGGCAGCAGAATCAATATAATCAAAAAAGTTGAGAATCTTGGAATAACTGTTATAGTCTCCTGGGGCCTCAACCTCAACTGAACCCTGTTTTCTCTGAATTGTCCTGTCTCAACATCATTCCATCCAATCTGCTCATTTATTGTGTTCACCCTGTTGCCTATGGATACCTTGAAGTTTCTAACTAGCCACATGAGCAGCCTCATCAACCAGTAGCTAGGACGTTTACTGGCTGAAAGTATTTTTAGAGCAAGTTTACTAAATTTACTGATCATAAAGCAGGAGGCTGTGATGATTCCTACTAGCAACACAGACAAAGTCAGAGCACTTACAAATGTATGGCACTGGTAGTTAATGACTCCATGACTGCAGATGATACAGTCATGAACAAGACATGGGTCTTTAGGTTCACAATAAATAGACATCTTTGAGCTTATTGAGGCATCATCATGTGAAAGATGAACTCCAGCTTGGCCCCCAACAGAGGCCATTAAGCCAGGGTACTTTATGAGAACATGAGTAGAGGGCTTCTGATGTACTGACTCACAGATTCCATTAGAGCATATAACAGCAGATGTTATCATGAATCCAGTTGAGTGGATTGAGACGCCAGACTCCTTGCATTTAAAAATACAAGTGCTACACTCTCTTTCTTCTTCAATTAGTGGAGAAAATAGCTCTCGACGCACATGTACCTTCTCAAATCCGATGCAATCAGGTTTCACCCACTGCCCATTGACCAGTACCTCAACCACCCCAGCTCCTGGAGCGACTTCACAGAAAACGTCGGGACTATTCTCTTCACAAGTGAAAGTGCTACAAAACAGTGCGTCACCAGTACATTTATTTGTCTTCTGGGAGTTAACAGATTTGCACTCGTCAACATGTTTTGTCCTCATCTTTTTCTGATCTGACTCATTGACTGAGTCACCAGTGTGCTGGCCTATGTAATCATAACATATGAAGGCGTTCTTACTTAGGACCTCTAAATTCCTGGTGTTCAGTGTCTCAAGATAAATCTTTTTCTCATCTTTTCTGGTGATGAAGGGCATGACTTCCTCTGAGACATAAAACTTATCACATTCTTTAATCTTCCGGGAGCCAATCTGACAGATACCTTTATACTTGGGTTCCTGTATAGCTTCTGTGTTATTGGGCAGCTGGCAGAATGAATCCTGCAGTGGATAGCTGGATTTCATTATGAGTTTTTCTTGCTTAGTTGTGACCTTCTTACAGAAGTTGCAGTCAGGAGAAAACTCATATTTGTCAGGACACTGTATGATTTGCACCTTTCCTTCTGAAGTTATGAAGTGTATCTGTTTAAACAAAGATGGGCAGCTAGATATGATGAATTTTTTCTCTGAGTTACAGTTGCCTTGAGAAGAGCCATTTACTTCTATTTTGCAAATGCCATTTTCAGACTGGCCCTTTATGATGTGGTCAGCAAAAGCTTCAAGAACAGAAAATTTATGAACATGACTATTAAAGAAGGGGAAGAGATTTGTCAGTAGTAAATACTCAAATGCTGGGCAAACAACACCATAGTCCACCTTTTTGCAGTTGTCATCGTTTTCACCTGACAACTGGTATGTCCCAGTTCCAGGCCTATTCTTTGAATGGAAATAAGGATTTTTTGTGCCCTGCGCATTTGCAGCTAGAATCAAGTTAGTGGCTAAGAGCAATGGCACAGCAGTTGATACATAGGAGAATACAGAAGTGTTCCTCACATGGGGGTGATCATGATCCTCATGATGTCTCCTATTAAAGGTCTCCATTTCTTCTTTGAGTTTATCTTTCTCTAGGTTTGACTGATGTTGTAGTCTTTTTAACTCCTCTCTAAGGTACTTGACAGTGAGCTTCTCAGATTCTAGTAAGTTATTTAGTGACTTTATCTTGTGCTCAATCTCTCTTTTCTCATTTTCCATTTCGACTTTTTCAGACAACAATCTATTGTTCTCTCTGTCTCTGTCTGTCATTGTTTCCCTGAGAGCATTAACCAATGCCTCATGTCTTGCTGTCAATTTAGCAATCTCATCATTCAGTTCTTCTTTGGATGTCTCCATCTTTCTTATCTCTGTCCTTAAAATCTTCCGTGGTGATTCAGTTGCCGGGTACTCTGTGGTCATTTCTATGATCCTCTTGATATCATTCTCCTCCAGAGCAGAGACCCTGACTCTTATGTCCTCCTGCTTTTCTCTGGTTCTGCAATTAATGATGGCCGGCCCCAGGTCTTCTTCCTCTCCGTTGTTACTGAGAGAAATTCCCTCACTCCTGTCCTCAGACTCACACACGAGTTCAGAGGGTTCCTCACTTAAGATGACAGCCCTTGTTGCCATAAAAGCAGACGTTTTTGTCATCAGTGATGGTGGAGACCCTCCCAGAGAACAGAGCTTGGTGGGATTCACTAGTTTGTCCATTTCACTAATCCAGTAGACACCAATCCCGTCTAATGGAGTTCTTGATGAAAAACAAACTTGTGCAGATGATAAAGGCTTGAAGCTCTTAAGCATGAAAAGCCCCTCGGCAATAACAGATTGCGTCAGCAATACTGCAAAAGCCTTCAAAAGATTTTTGAGATTTACTTTCATTAAAACAAATGCACCGC